TCGAAATTTTGGTCTGCTACATACTCATCGAACAGTTCTTTCGGATTTCCATATGAATTCAGCTTCAATAATTGAAACATTCTGTAGCATTCCCAAATCCAATTTAGAACTCTTTGCGCCTTCTCTATAGAGGAATACTTGCCTAACTTATCGTAGCCATCAACAAACGGATAAAATGCGATAATATGGTTATTCCCATCAATACATATCGAGATGCAGTTATCCAGATTAACTATCTGTATTCCATTCTGACTTTTAATCAGCACCGAAGAACACCTCCCTCATAGAAAACACGCACCTACCAACTCTTAACCGTTCTCGATTCATTTTTGACTGCTGTTCGTTGTCACAAATAAACTGGCGGCAAATTTCCGGCCTTACTTCATAAATCGTGCAGATTTTCTTTCCGTTGTCCCGAAACGGGCAGGTCATGTCAAGTACCGGCTTCGCCACTGGAATAAGGTGTTTACTCTCCCTTATCCCGTTCTGACGAATGTACTTGTGAATCTTGCGGATTTCATCATCCGACAACGGAAGAATATCTGAACAGCAATTCCCACACTTAGAACATTTTCCATTAACCGTGTAGTTGTAGAGGTTATCTTCCATGCCTTTTGCTATTACCGATAACGCAGACATACACTCCATGGACTTATCCCTCCATCCAGCTTTTATCTACCATAGGATCCGGTTCTTTCTGCTTCTGTCCTGCTGTCATATCTGCCATGGTCTTAAGTGGTTTTTTCTGCTCAATAGCTGCCTGCGATTGTTCCTGCTCTGGTTCTACTGGAAACTCCTGAGCGTTTGCGTTCTGTTCAATGTCATATTTCACATCTTCCGCAATTATATCCACATCCACAAAATCATCATCATGCTCCACGCTTTCAACCACCGTTGCATCTCCATACTGCTGAACAATTTGACGACAAGCTCTTGAAATAACGGTTTTCTTTGCCATCATATCTGCAAATTCCTTATGAGTACCAGCGTTTTCCTTATAACCGTACCCTTTTCTCCACGCTGTCTTAATCTGATTAATATTCATAACCTCAATGTACTGGCTTCTATCCTCCAGAGTAATAAAACAATAAGCACCTTTGATTTTATCAAGGTCTATATTCATAAAGTCCTGCGT